TTTTCTGGTGTATTGAGAGTTGCCATTCAGTTTTTGATATAAGTTTATTTTATTTAATAGATAACCGCCATGAAAGTTTTCTATTTTGTCTATTTTTTTAATAATATAAAAATCATCATTCATTAAAACAAATGACTCTGATATCTGATCTGAGTTAGAAATTTTTTTTAAATTTTCTACAGCATTTTTATATTTTGATTCTTTTTGTTCTACATCTATATAATTGCCTGCATACCAATCTGGCTTACCACCCACAACCCATATATTTGAATCTGAAAAACTTTCAACAACAGATCGGATAGAGTATTTTAATTCTTCGTTAACACCTTCCTTACATATATAAACGAAGTCCATAAAAATCATTTATCCATTCAATTAAATTAATTTTTGGTTCCCAGCCTAAAATATTTTTTGCTTTTTGATTGTCAGCAAGCGTTTCTTTTGCTTCTCCAATTCTTTCTGGAATGTTTATTGTATTACTAGAAAAGATATTTGCAATTTGATTTACTGAATAATTTATTCCAGTTCCAATATTAAAAATTTCTCCAAAATATTTACTATCTATATTTATTGTTGCTGCTAAAATATTTGCATTTACTACATCAGAAACATGAGTAAAATCTCTTCTTTGTTCACCATTGCCAACAATTGTTAATGGCTCATTGTTTTCTCTTTGTCTATTAAAAAGACCAATTAATGTTGCATATTGTCCTTTAAGTGGCTGCCTTTCTCCATAAACATTAAAATATCTAAGAGATATAGTTTCTAAATTAAATATTTTACTGTAATTAGAGCATATTTTTTCACCATTTGTTTTAGATATAGAGTAAAAATTTAAACAATTATCTGGTTGAGTTTCAGTGTTTGGAATTTCATTAAGTCCATAAGCAGAAGATGTTGAAGAATATATAACTCTTTTAACTTTTGCTTCTTTTGAACATTGCAATACAGTCGTTGTTCCAAGACTATTAGTTTTAATTGTTTCAATAGGATCTAAAATTGTTGCTTGTATTCTTGCTTTTGCTGCTGTATGAAAAACATAATCAACATTTTTATATAAATTTTTTGTATTTTCATAATCACAAATATCATATTTATAATTGTCTGCTTTATTATTCCAATAAAAAGTGTTATTTGAGTTTGAAGATTCATTGTCAATTACAATAACCTCATGTCCTAAACTCAATAACTCATCAACTAAATGAGATCCAATAAAACCTGCTCCACCAGTAACCAAAGATTTCATTTTATTGCCTCCTCTATATTAAAAAATGGTCTATAAAAATCTTTATCTTCTTTCATTTTACTAATTTCTTCCATATGTTTTTTAAAATATGGATCTCTTATTTCTTTTCCATATTTTAATATCATATTATTGCCAGTAACTTGTGCATAATACAATAATTCTGGCAATCTAAAAACTATAAAAGATGGATTTATTTTACTATACCTTAAGGCTCTATGCCAATAATCAGTATCTGCCCCACAGAAAAAATTATCATAATATCCAAATATACTAAAAGCCTTTTTACTAAAAAATGCATGAGCATGATTTGGCATTATTTCTCCAGACTTGTTGTACCAATCTGGCACCATTCCACCTATTCTTAATTCATAATCTTCTAATGCAATTATATGTTCATTATTGAATATATTCATTACTTTTTCAAACCTTGTTGAGTCAGAAAAATCATCTGCATCATGTGTAGTGTAAACATCAAAATCTTCTGTTTCTAATAAACTAATTCCAGTATTTTTACTATAAAAACATCCACCATTTTTTTCATTATTTATTAATCTAATTTTTGGATTATGTAAATATTTTTTTATTTTATCTAAAGAGTTATCTGTTGAAAAATCATTAACAATATATAAAACAAAATTTTGAAATGTTTGATTGATTATACTATTTATTGCTCTTTCAACATACATCTCATCATTATGCATTGGCATTACAACCAAAAGTTTTTTCATAATAACTCCTTAGTTAAAAAATGGGCCTAGAATAAAGCCAGACCCATTTTCTATAATTAAACTACTTTTTCTTAGCAGCCTTTTTCTTTGCTGAAGCCTTTTTAGCAGGTACAATCTTGCTAAGTGCATCTGAAACAACACCTGTATCTGGCAATACGCCAAATGCCTTGTCGTTTGGATTTAATGCTCTCAACGCAACAGGCGCTAATGCAGCAACCAATGCAGCCCATAGATCTTTTGGATCTGTGACGCCAGCCATATAAAGTGCAATTACTGAACCAAGAACAGATCGTCCGTATGATGCAAGCATTGCCTTTGTCTTATCGTTTAGTAAGTTATTCATTATTCCTCCTAGGATATAATTTGTGTTAGTGTTTTATAACCAATCCATAGACCAATAATTCCTGCGACTCCCGCAAAAACTGGTGGTGCTGGAACTGGTAATTTGAATGCAGCAAACACGATGCCACATCCAAAACCTGTAACAATTGATAATAAAATTTCTTTCATTTATCTACTTTCTTTATTTATTTCTGGTAATAATGCTAATAATTTTTCAGAGTAATTAGTCAAACCTTTACTTTTTAATTCATCTGAAACCTCTTTAATAGTTTTTTGAGATTCTTCAATATATTCAAAAGCCCAATCTCTGGAATCTGAAAGAAACTTAATAAAGTTTTCTTTATGCACTAAGTCGTCAGATACTCCAGAACTATTAGTTATTTGAGAAGTAAATTCTTCCAGTGCTTTATTTTTTATAAAAAGTTCTCCAAGCATAAGATTAGACTTTTTTAATTTATCAAAGATAGCCAAGTATGCTATGCTTAAAGAAAGTGACAGGGTAGCAAAAAATATAATAAAGATCATCTTCATAATAACTATTGTACTCTATCCCTTATGACGTGAGTTGCCCAATAGTATAAACATTTATCGCAGCAAGGTTTATTATGTTTACTTTTGGTATCTTTGTAGAACTCTGAATAATAAATATTATCTTTACGATAAAGGTTGGCTCTATGGGTAATATTGACACGATTTACATGAGATACCGTGCTCCAGAGTGGCCTATCAGTACCCCATAAATGCCCAGAAACGGCCTCTAAAGCGTCTAGGTTAGCCTCATTGCCTTCTGTCCTAATGCCCCTAAGCCTAGCCTCTTTAATCATGGTATTTGTGTATATACGCAAAGATCTTTCTGCATTCTTCCACATAAGTACCGCTGGATGGTTACGCCAAGCGCCAGAAGGTGATTTGCCAGAAAGGATTTTTAAGATTTGATAGGACTCTAATATTTGTTTATTTAATCTTTTATTATCTAATATTTCTGCACATTCTTTGTAGTCTGTGTAAGGTAAAAAGGTTTGCATTATTCTTCGTCTATATCAAAAATATCTAAATCCGACAATCCTTTTAAATTAGATGCTATCCAAAGAGATAAGGCAGTAAGAAAAGATAATATAATTAGTATTAATATTTTTGTCTTTTTTTTCATATTGCTATCATTGCTCCACATCTTGTGCATGCATTATAATTTTTTCCAGTAAATGGACACGCTCCAGCAACAACTAATGTATGTTTTTTAATTTTACAAATAATTAGTTTAAGTAATTGACTAATCATTTAACTGCCTCTCTTGTCACTAAAACAATGGCTCCACAATCTTCTAAAGCCTTTTTAATTTTTACAACATACTGCAATGCTGATATTTTTTCATCATGCACCATATGTAAAAACTTTTTCTCATCTAATTTTACCGTAAGAAAGTGGTTGTTGTCAATAATTTGCACTCCAAAACCTTTTGGCGCAGGTATAGAATGAACAACATGTCTCATTAAATCTGTATACATTATTTTCTTCCCCATTGAATATAATTCCATCCACGTTCATGTGCATAATAAATAAATATTTTAACTACAGTTTCCCAAAATGCAATTGCTCCAGAAAGAGTTGCATTTTTTGTTATAACATAGGCCACAGCAAAAGAAGAAAGTGTTCCCCATATGCGATAACTTAACGCTTTAACAAATGATCTAGTCTTCGTTACTTTCATCATCTATATCTTCTTTAAACATTGATGCTACAAATCTATCTTCTGCATCTGCAATTCCTTGTAAGGATTCAGATACCCATTTCTTTACGTTTTTGAGTAGCACTAATAGCATGAATGTCAGCCCCCAAATCTATTTGCTCAATCTTGTATCCTACATCACGACCATAAACTATGTTAGTAATATTGGGTAATCTTAATACCATTGCCCCATCCATAAACTTATCTTTAGCAATATATTCTTTTACCTCATCAAATCTAAGTGGATCTTTTTCACTTGTGTTGTAGGTATTACGAACTCCCAGTAAAACTTGATCTGTTCGTTTACCCGCCTCTTTATATAATGCATGATGTCCTTCATGCCATGGCTGATATCGTCCAAGCATTAAAGTAGTTGGAGCAGACCAGTCATGTAACTCAAACAAAGAAATAATTAAACTTGCTTTTTCATATGGATTTTTTTCATGATCTG